GCCAAGAGGAAGCCTTGCCCCACCGCCAATGTCAATTGAATAAGGCACGTTGCCTCCCGCCAACCAAGCGTCTTGCGCTGCCTTGGCATTGCGTCCAGTGGCCCACTGCCCCGGCCCACCACCTGTAATGGTGCCGTTCATCGCCATGCCGTAGACAGTTCCACCCATCAACGTCATGAATGCAATCTGTCCACCAATACGGAAGGTCTCCGCTGGATCATTCAGCAACTGCGTCTGAATCTCATTGAACGTCTTGACAGGGTTGAGTCCCTGCTCAATGGCAATCTTCCCTCCTTTGAACAAAGGGTTAATGCCAAAGCTGTCGCCAATGCCCTGCTTAATGATGTTCGTTGGCGTCGTCACGAAGGGAATGAACGGCTTTAACAAAGGGCGCAGGGGCGAGTTGACGATTTTGTTGACGCCTTTTGCAGCCATGCTCTCTTCCTGGAACACCGACTCCCGTGCTCGCATCGCAACATCACGGCCTGTTGATCCCTGATTTGCCAGTTGATACTGAACCGCTTTGGCATCAACGTCATCCACTGAAGACGGGTCAAACGCATAGCGCCTAGACATCTCACCAGCGTTTACGTCAAACGCCATCTCCATCTCAGCTTTGACGTAATCCTTCAGCGCTTTCTGGTCGGCTGGATCAACGCCATCCAACACCGCACGTCGCACACCATTAGCCGCCACCTCACCACGCAAAGCCATGGTCTTGGCGAATTCATCCATGCCCAACATTCCCCGAGATGGCAGGCGAACGATCTGACCAACCAAGTCAATCGCTCGATCAATCTCTTCACTAGGGGGCAACCTGCTTCCAATCACACTGCCTTCTGATCGCCAGTTCTTTGCAGTGATCTGTTGTTGCGTACCCATCAGCAACGACTTCTCTGACTTGGCCGCCTGCCAACCCAAGAGCGCGGCATCCTGAAACGATGCCTGCATTGCCGCAAGCTGAGCACCAGCTTCAGCTGCTGCTGAATTTGCAGCCTTTGTCCATTTAGCACCGCCAATACCTGAAGCAGCAAAGGCCTTGGCAAAACCACCTTGCAGCAGTGGCCGCATCACAACCCAAGCAGCACCAACGGTATTGACCACAAACGTGCTGGGTGAACTCAGCAGGCCGTTAATCCAAACCTCATCCCAGCTGTTCCAACTTGACTTCCAACGACTGGCCATGCCCGCAACATCACGCGGGTCATCAACCATCGAAATCTGCTTCGCTACCTTCTCAACTTTTTGCAGCGCACCAACCAGATCACCACTGTTGATCTGCTTCGCAATCTCATCAAAGCCATTCATTTCGGCTGTGATGTTGGCCCGCATCTCCGCAGCTATCTCAGGCGTCCGAGTGGCGTCAGTCGACAGCTTTGAGCTGAACTCCATGTTGTCACCGACGCCACCCTTGGCGATCCTCTTCATCCGCAATGCAGTACCCGCATCAAGGTTCTCAGCAGCGATACGTCGAGCCATGCTGTTGAAGCTCTTCAGCTGATACAAGAACTCAAGTGCTTGAGCAGCTGCTAGCTGACCGTCCTTCTTTTGCATCAAGTAGTTCTGCGCCATCTGCTTGATGCCAGCGCCACGACGCTCCCAATAAATCTCAGACGAAGCAATAACCTGCATCCGCTTGGCCGACTGAAGATCATCAGACCCAGGAATGGCACCTAACACCCTGTTGACATACGACTCAACAGCGGGCACCTGCATGCCCATCATGTTTTTAAGGTGGTTAGCCATCCGCCTGGCATTCTCCTTGTCGGTGTTGTTGTAGTCACCGCGGACTTCTTTCTTGGCTGCTTCGACAACAGACTCCAACATCTCGTCGTCAGTGGATCCAGCCCTGTTGGCGTACAGCGGATCGTCAACAAATGGTGCGCAGGTTGGGGTAGCCATCAGAAACAGATCTCTCCGTCTTTAAGGAACTTCTGGGACAAAGCAACTGTCTTGTCAACCTCTGCCGCAAGGCGAGCAGCTGGAACAAGTTCAGTCACCTTTTCGTCAACACGCTTGAGGATGTTCCCAAGCACGCGACGTTGGGGGCCGGTGGATTCCTCCATCAGCTGCTGGATGCTTTTGGACATTCCAGCAAGATCGGCCTGGCTTAGATCAAGGTCAGTGCCCTTGATCGGAATACCAAGCTCATTAAGGATCTCTGACTGACGCTGCGTCAATTTCAAAGAACCACGAACCAATGGAGAATCCAGAAGTTCCGTACCAAACGTGCTGCGAATTGGCTGATCTATTGCTCGATCCGCTAATGCCCTGGCCTTGGCTACATAACCTTTGTACTGCGCTTTCTCGGCAATCTCTGCTCCCTTGCGGGCAGCCTTCAGTGTTGAGTAGGTGTTGCCATCAACTGACTCACCAACGTCGTCCAGGACTTGATACCGGCGATTGCCGATCTTTTCGATCTGATACTTAGGCAAAGCATCGAGATCAAGGTTGAGCATTTCAGCAACAACCTGTCGATCTGAACCAATGTCGGCATAGGCCGCGATGGCATCAACGTCTACCTGAGCCTGCTCCGCATTCTTTGCACCAGCCTCCTGCACAGCAGCAAGCCTCTCCTGCCGCTTTGCCTCAACCAACGCTTGATCTTGGTCAAGGATTGCATCGTCAACAGAAGCATCGTCGCCAAGAGTCGATTTACCAGTTGGACTTTCATCGAACGCATCACGGGCACCCATCTTGCCCAGCTCGTCTTGAACTGGTTGAGTCGCAGGGTCAGAGCCTGCCTCAAGCATCTTGGCGTTATACCGATCAATCTCAGCTGCTTCATCTAATGCCCGGGCTTGCTTGACTGAATACTGATTACGGTCAAAGTCAAACGCCAGCTTGCGGTTGTACGTCAACTCCATCATCTCAGGATTGACTGTTATCCAACCTTCACCAAGCCCCCGTTCGACCAAGTAGTTATTGGTGACGCTGTCTGAGGCTTCCATCATTCCCAGGCCGTTGTAACGGAGCGGGAATTTCTCCAACATGTCGATTGCATCGACACGGTTGCGAGGCATCAACCGTTTCGTGGTGTCAACAAGTTCTTGCAGGAACTCAGGGCTTTGCTCTGCAAAACGAGCTTCAACGTATTGCTTGAACCCAGCCCGCATGGTCTGCGGTGTAATCGTCGGCTCAGGTGGCCGCATGACCTGCACGTTGACCGGTTCAATCGGCCCACCTTCTGGGGCCAGCTGGCCGCCGGGTGACGGAACAATGTCAGTCGCTTGATTGGCAACCTGCGCTGCTTGGCTGGCTTGCTCTGCTTTGAGAATGTTGGCCTGCGTTTCTTCCGTCAGCTGGTTGTTCGCACGAACACTCTCGACACGATCCAGCTCCATATCAAGGAGCCGATAGTTGTTCCTAGCGGTTGTCTGCCCAGCACTGGGCAACATTGCAACGGCATCAACTTGCTCGCTGAGCCTTGCCACTGAACCACCAAGGCGTTCACCTTCTTCGTTCAGTGCCTTGACGATCAGCCTCTTCTCAACGTCATCAGCTTTTTGGAAAGCACGGCTGAATCGATAGATCCGGCCAACATCCATCACGCTGCTGATGATCCCGCCAAGCAGCAGGCCATCTGTCATCTGCTTCAACTTGGCCTCTAGGCCTGTGTCGCGAATCGACGTTTGGAGAAACGGAATTGTCGGGAGCCCTGCCTCATCCAAAAAGTCTGTAAACGTCTCATCAAGCATCGGGTTGCCTTCACCCGCAGCGTTAAACGCCACAAAGGCATCCCATGCCAATGCTTCGCCAACAGTTCGCAGTGATGCCTTGCCCTTCGTCAGGCCCTTAGCCGCACGCTCTGTTGACCGCATGGCCGTGGCAAACCGATTGCCATCAACACCAGCATTTACAACGTCCTTATACGTGAGCTTTAGCCAGTCATCAGCGTTGGCGAGCTTGGCTGCATTGCTAGTTGGCGCACCTTTCTGGATCGCATTCAACGCCGTGGTGGTGGCCTTAGTCGTCTCGCGAGGGGCCTTGATCGCGTCGTCTACTTTGCCAAGCAAATTGCCGGCTTTTGCAAGAGGCTTGCCCACTGCCGGAGCCTTGCCCAGCAATTTCAGCGGCATTATCAATCCCTTTAATGCAAGCTTCGGCAGCGTCAGCAACGCCACGCCCACACGCGCTGTCGTATTAATGAACTGACCAGCTTGTGTTTCTGATCGGAACGTATTTATCCGCCACTCCGTCAGTGGGTTGTCGCTGTCATCAAAGACCTTGCTGCCATCAAACCCCTTGCCCTGAATAAGGTTCCCGGTTTGCTGCGCAACATCAACCAAGCCATGGCCAAGGTCGACGTAGTCCGTGGCCAGCGCCAATGCCGGGTTGGCGATGCTTTTGAAAAGATCACCACCAAATTGACCGCCATCCTGTGCAAACAGAGGTCGATCATCACCAGCATTAGCGACGACAGCGTTGGCATTCGCTTGCTCCCGTGCTGCTAGTGCCTCGTTCTGACCCTGAACAGGGTCGTAATACGTTCGCTCAAGCGGATCCGGCGGAGTTGCAACTGCAACATTTGGATCAGCGTCAGCCTCCGGAGCCCCGTCGTAATCAGTACCGACGTACTCAAGCTTGTCTGTTTCTGGGTTGTACTTAAAGTCAGCCATTACATGCGCCTCCGATAGTCATAAACGCCAGCTCTGGAACGCTGGTCTTGAATAAGCCTTTGATAGCTGTTGCCAAATCCACTGGCCTCTAATCGACCAGTCTGTGGGTTGATGAACGAATCGGCTCGCGCTTTAGCGATTGCTTCAACCGTCCAGCCACTTGCTTTCATCTGTGGCAACTTGCCAGCAAAATCACGAGCCGCAGCTGGTGACTGCACTTCCAGATCAAGCATGTTGAACATCACGCGGTTATATCCCTGAGTCCCTGGCTGTAATCCGTAAACAATTAAAAATGGCCGCATTCGTTGCTGAACACCCGTCAGGATTCCCATCCAACGCTTGTCAACCATTCCAGGTGACATGCTGGTGCCACGGCCACCTGAGACTGTCCCGCGATTCCAGTTGCCATCACCTGAATCGCGATGACCGTAGTACGCCTGGGTGTAACCACCAGCAGCCGTGCGAGTCCCTTCTGCCACCCCGACCATCACAAACAACTCATGCTGATCATTTGAGACAGCAGCTGGCACAGGTCGAACTGGAGTGGATGCCGGGACTTGCGGCATTGGTGGTGTACTGAGGCCTCGTTGGCCTGTCGACCAGGACTGACGCAATGCCTGCAAAGCGTCAGGTGTGTTGTACGACAACTCCTGCGCAGTCGCGGGAGCAGCACCCGTGACCATGTTGAGGAAACCGTTGACATAAGACATGGACTGCGGTCCCAGTCCACCGCCGTTAAACCACCGCTTAACGCCCTCGTAAAGAGGAATATCTGTCTCCTTCTCCGCATCCTTCTGGATGTAGTCAACCGACCTTTCCAGCAGCTCTGACGCTGCCTTTTGTGCAGGCGAAATGTATTTATCTTCGTTTTCATCAACCGGCTGGACCGGAACAGTTTTTGGTATTCGTTGAGAATTGGCGGCAGGCATCCGAGTGCTTTCTTTCTCTGCCTGATCAAGCATTTCTCTTGCTTTGACTAGCGCTTCTTTCTCTGTGTAGTTCTCATACAAGCCCGTCGTGGGGTTGTATTTTTCAAAACGCTGAATGCTTTGGACAAGCAATGTTTGTTTTTGTCGACCCGTCAAACTATCAAAGCTTTTCCCTGGGTTTTGATCTGTCCATGCTCTGTAAACCTCTGGAGCTAACGCTTCTTTTGGAATACTGTCCGGACTAAGTCGGTTTCCATTTCTTTGTGCAACTTGAGATAGAACCTTAAAGCTATTATTTGCGAAAGCAGTATAAGAACTTTTTGGTGTTTGAGCTTGAGCCGACCCAGCACCTGCGCCTTCTCTCTGCTCGCCAACAACCTCCTTCATTGCGTCACGACGAGCTTGCTCAGGATCCCACTTTGTTGGATCTCGTTGCTCCCATTTCTCGTAATACTTAGCGCGAACTAACTGATCAAATATGGCTTTTTGAGCTTGACCTGTAGCCGTATAATTTTTTCCGTTAGTTGCAGGTGGAACCGGCTTACCAGGCGCAGATGGACCTTGCGCGTATCCATAAAACTCCGCAAACCTAACGTCCGTGTCATTCCCTTGAATCTGAGCAATTGCGTTGTATTCCTTCCTTGCGGGTTCCAGGCGGCTCCCTTGAGGCCCACCTAGTGAAGCCCTTTTGCCCATCTCTTCTATATCTTTAACTGTATATGTACCCGGCTTAGCTGTAATCATGTCCTTGAATAGCTTTGCTGCTACATCGCGAGTACTGCCGCCATCGATATATTTTTCTTCCATTCTAAAGCCAGCCGCCCTCATCTCTGGCGATTCGACTATTTGTTGTGACTGCTTGTATGCCCTGATTAAAACTGAATAATTCGCGGGATCATCAAGCAGTTCAAGATGTGACATGGCGTGATCAAGCATTTCCGAATGCTTGCCTTCTGCCTCCAGCTGAAAAAGCTTTAACTGAAAGCGACCCATGACAGCTTTGTCGCTTGCCTTAATAGCTGGAGCTTCAAACTCCTCCAGTTTCATCCTGATAGTGGTTCCACCCTGAGTCAAAGGGACATCAAGAACGTCAGTCTGACCGTCAGCTCCCAGCAGCGGAGCGACGGTCTGCTCCTTGAGCATTTGAATCAACTCAAGGCGTTCCTCAGGATCATTTGTCTTTGTAATGGCCTGCTGAATTGAACCAGCAAGTATTTGCGCCTGACGCAGCGGGCCAAAGTTTTGCCCAATTTCAGCAACAGTTGCCTCTAGGACTTTGCGAGTTCCAACTGTTGCAGGCTGATCACCCATGGTGTCAGCTGCGCTGGCAATACGAAGATCCTTGAATCCTTTGGCAATCGCGACACCACCGGCCTGTATTAAGGCAACCTCATTGAGCTGGGCCTGCCTGCCCATCCGCATTCTGTAGGCCTGGCCAGAGACCACGCCATCCGCCTTGGCAAGGCTGTCTGAATTAACAGCAAGCTGATAAGTCGGGAGCTTGTCTAAACCAACAGCAGTTCTTGCATTGGCTCTTGCTCTTGCCTGGGCCTGCGCCCTTAGCTCGATCTGCTCTGGCGAATCGCCAGGGCTGCTGAGGATTGGCTCTGCCGCATAGGCACCTTCCAATGCCGCTGGATAAGACGCGACTGCTGTGGCAGCGCGAGCTTCAGTGACAAAAGTCTTTGCTCGATTGCTGAGGCTGTTATATGCGTCTTGATATTCCTCTGAACCGGTCGCTGTGATGTCGCCAGAAGGGAAGGCATCAATAACCTTCTGCGCTTCTTTTTGAGCTGACCGGTCAATAGCCGCAGCCATCTGTGGCTGGACGGTATCAGTAAAAAAATTCAGGAAGTCGCCAACAAGCTTGGCGTCTTGCATCTTGTTGTTATATGCAGTCTGCGGACTGCGGTCGTCACGATACGGAGCATTGGGCGTGACAGTGCTGCCGCTCGGCAAGCTGACTGACGGCTTACTTGTTCGAGTAGAGCCGGGCGTGACATTTACTCGACCAATACCAGGCCGCCCGTAAGAGCTGCTCATTTCTTACCTTTCCCGCCTTTACTTCCCTTGCATCCCTTGCGCGGCATAATCAAGGTATCAACTATGCCAAGAGTACCCAATGCCACGCGCTTCGGAAGACTTTCTTGGATCAATTCACGCCCTTGTTAGCCAAGAAATTCGCGACATGTTGACAGATGTAGACCCTCGGCAGCGTCGAGAAGGTGTGCAACTGGCGCTAAAATTTCTCAAGGACAACAACATCACTGCTCAGCTAGAAGCATCTGCGCCAATGGCCAACATGGTCAGCAGTTTGCCTAGTGCTGCTGAGCTTGAAAAGCTGATGACCATGACACCCGACTGACACCATGCTCCGTTTTGTTGACTTAGAGCCGGACGAACCTATATCCAGCTCCCGTGATTCTTTGACTCAGCCTGATGGCATTGCTCCAGGGTCAGTCCCATCGCCTGACGCTGCACGCTCATCAGCGCCCAACCGTCCTGATCCTCAATCGACGCCAGCAGTAACTCCTTAGAGCGGTCTCTAGCGCGTGCCTTCTGGTCCAGAGCAGCTTGCTCCTGGAACCACTGAACGGCCATAGCCGTAACGTCCACCCGGTCATCGTGCATCAACGAACCGCGGTCATGCGTTAGCCGGGTGAGCTGATGCACGAATGAATAAGAAGCATCGCGATCGTCCTTGGCGTTCTTCAACAGATCAGCGTCGGCCTGAATGACGTGACGAGCTATTGCAACGCGGTGCGTTTGCATCACCGGGGCCAGAGTGTCAATAATCCGTAGCTCCTTTCGCTGGTTTGATCGGATGGCTTCGACTCGACATTCAGCTCCGGCCTTGCGGAGGTACGGCATCAACACCTGCTTGTAGATCTCAAGACCACCAAAGTTCGATTCAACGGCGATCTCGTTCACTCCCCATTTCTTGGCGATCTCCGCGAGCTCTCTCCAGAACTCCTCAGACACGCCCCCGAGCCTGCCGCCGATCTCGCAGATGTAATAGTTCCCGCCCCAGGCCTTACAGACACACCAGGCGAATTCGTCAGCGCCACCACCTGATGGGTCCAGGGTCATGACCGTTGGCACTTCATCAACACCAATCAATCCCTCCTGTGCTCTGGGCCGGTAGAAGACTGGATCGTGCGCCATGCCAGCGCAGGGAAGGTCATCAAGGGCAAAGCTCTTGTGTTTCTCGTAGGCCATCACCTCCGGCAAGTACCGGTCGATGTCGATGACCATGAGGTTTGCGCAGCGCAGCGGGTAACGCTCAATGTCCGACAGGGTGGCGTCGAGCATCATTTGCAGCTTGTTCTGCATGTTGCTCATCGACAGCTCGCGCTGAAGCAGCTCGTCTTCGCTGAAGCGTGTGTCAGTTGGCCTGCCTTCATCTCCGCCCATTCGCTGCTCGATCAACGGAGCAAGGCAGCCTTTGTATGGCGTCAGGTCCGTGGGCACGCGACTGGGCCACATGCGCATGTCGTAGTTGAGATCGCGATGCAGGGCGAAGTAGATGGAGTCAGTCGCGCTGTGTGGCGTACCCAGATAGACGATCTCGGACTCAGGACCGGGTTTGAGGATCACCTCCATCTCGTTCAGGACGTTGCGCAGCTTCTCCCGCTGCATCTGCGTCAACGCCGTTGCGGTTGTCTCGCAGTCATCAACCAGGATTAGTGATGCACGGGAACCGGTGACCTGGCCCGTGACGCCTGCCGCTCGAACTGACGGCGACTGTTCGATGTACTTGCAGGTGCCAACGTCAAACGCGATGCGGCTGTAGCGACCGTCATGACTGTCGGGGAGCATGTGCCGGAGCCATGGCACGTCGCCAAGGGTCTTAAGCAACCAAGCGCTCATGGCCTCAGCCCTGGAGAGACTGGCCGAAATGATTAGTACTTTCTCCTCTGGGTCACGCGCCAAGCGCCAGAGGATGTACATCGCGCTAAGTGTGGACTTGCCGCATCCCCGAAACGCTGCGATCACGCGGCGTTTTGGGCCGTTCTCCAGATAGTCCAGGATCTGCATCTGAACTGGCGTGGGGTATTCCGCCATGCTCAGCTCTCGCATCAGCAGGGTTGTGAACTGCGGCAATGAAAGATCTGCTGTCACTTGTCGTCTGTCAACAGTTGCCTAAATTTAAGTTGCTTCGCTACAAGCGCATGTCTCGCCTGTCGATGGACGGGTTCAAGAACTTCTTTCGTTATTGGAACAACGGGATCAAGCAGAACGAAGCCATCGAGGCTTTGTATGCAGCGATGCCAGTGTCCCTGTTGGAAGGGGATTCAACCTGGATCGATCTCTTCAGGACACCTGATCCTGTGCCGGAGTCAGTGATACCGGCCGCGGCGATTGCATTGATTGCAGAGTTCGAGGGATTCAGGCCCACCGTTTATGACGACGGCGTGGGGGTAGCAACAATTGGCTACGGCTCAACGTTCTACTTAGACGGTCGCAGCGTGACCTGGAATGACGGTGCCATCACTGAGCCACAGGCTCGAAAAATGATGGAACAGATTGCGGAGAAAGATTTCTGGAATGTCCTGAAAACAACCATTCCCTACTGGGAGGAGATGAGCGATGGACAAAGAGGAGCGCTCCTCAGCTTCAGCTACAACCTGGGCGCCCACTTTTATGGCTCTCCTGGTTTTAACACCATTAGCGCTTGCCTTACTGATCGGGCTTGGGCTGAAGTCCCGAACGCCTTCCGGCTATACGTCAATCCCGGTAGTGCCGTGGAAGCAGGACTGCGCCGACGCAGAGAGGCCGAGATCCAACTTTGGACATCGTGA